TTATATTCATATTCTTCTTTTGGATATCCGAATTAACACTTCCAACGCTTTCCACAGTTCAAACAAGTGACGAATGTAGTCATCGGTTCATCGGCAGAACGTGTTTGGAGCTGATAATAGGAAGTCTTACGTTGGTTACAACGCATACACAAGTATATATCCGTAGCCATTTCTGTATTGATTTCATAAAGCATACGGTCGCGTTTCGTCTTTTCGTCGATGTATTTCGTCCAGTGTTCCGGAAACATATATTGGTGTTCCATAGAGCACAATTCATACGGTTTGAATTCACCTGTAACGAGACGTTGGATAAAACGACTATTATTGACATACGCCTTCGGATTGATATTCGAATAGACTTTGATACCAAACTGTTTATACATATTTACAAAGATTGGATTGTCCCATCGTTTTACGATATTCTTCGTGTCTGCATACGATATCGAATGATTGTATATACCCTTTTCTATTTCGATTGCAACTTCATAGCATTTATCACCATTCCATTGATGATAATCGCGTATTTCATTTAATAATCCTTCGAATATCGAAATCATAGTTGTTCGGTTTGGGTGAGTATTTGCATTATGACCTACGGAAACGGAATGATTCTTTGATTCGATATCGATTGTAGAGTCCATTATGATGATATATGATTACGATAGTATATTACAACTAAGTAGAATTATCTATAACTCGTTATTGACTATAGAGAATTATACTTTGAATACAAAAAAAATATGTTTTCGAATCAAAATTACAATGTGATTGGATTGATTCATATTTAATCGCGATAACTTGAATCATAAGAACGTAGGTTTTGCTTGATTGCTTCATATTTTTCCAATATACTTTCTTTAACATCACGTTTCTTTTCACGCATTGTGTCGATATAGACTTGTAGTGTTTCTAATTCATCACGCCATTCTTGTATATCATCTTCAGTGATTTCATCTTCGATATCGTCATCGTCTTCGCCATCTTCGTCATCTTCATAATCATCGTCATCGTCGTCTTCTTCATCTTCATCATTAACTATGAAATCCTTCAAATCTTCACCGTCATCATCTTCGTCATCTTCTGAACGGTCCGATTCATCTTCGATTTCTTCAAAACCGCCAAATGATGATGTATAGAAACTTTCATAGTCTTCTTCGGTGAAATCAATGAGTTCGCCATTTGAATTGTGACAAATTACAAAGATGTTTCCATAATAGACTTCTTCATCAATTGGTGGTGGTAATTCGTGACGGTTGGTAATATGACCTTTTGTATATGCAAATATACTGACTTTATTTCCCAAGTAACTATAGTCACATTCACGTGATATAGGATTCGTTCCGATATATTTACGATGAATTAATGGGATTTGTTCGATATCGAAATTATCAACAGAGAAAGTGGTTGGGATACTGAATTCGCGAACAGTTCCGCCTACGTTTAAACAAACTGCAGTAATTGAATGGCTCATTTTATGATATAGCGTTGCGTTATATAATTATTATCGTTGTATATTGTTTAACTTTGGAAGTAAGAATCGTTATCAAATTCGATTATTTTTTAGATTAGATTGTTTGTAGATACTTTCCAATAAAAAAATGGTTTGGCGGGCATGGTTTTGAGTTCAGTGTTCGATGTTATATGTGTTTGTCTATACCTTTTTATGATATTGCATTACGTCATCGTATATATACCCTATACTATTCTGACGACTGTGTTTTGTCAATTCATTTTGCACGACTTCCAAAAATTCTTCGGTCGCCAATACGTCAGACATTGCACGATGCGTTGGACGATTCTTAAGATTAAATGTGGCAGATAGGTTTTCCAACGAATATTTACGCTTATACGGTTGTTGTGGGTCGTCTGGTATTGTGTAATATTTTTGGGCGACAATAAGTGTATCAATCACTTTTATCTTATCGGATATCGATAGACAGTTCGCCTTATTCAACTTATTCTTCGTGTTACAACGATGTATCTGGACGTTCAATAGAGGTAAATCGAATTGTAACAGATTATGTCCCACTATATAGCTTGCAGGATTTACATCATAGTCGCCATCATATAAGAACCCGAGCTTTCCGTTTATGAAATTGCATATATTGGTAATGACTTCTTTATGAGGACGGCCGTGTGTTTTTAAGGTGTCTGATGTTATACCCGTTAGGCGTTGGACGAAATCGGATATAGGTCCGTCGATTTGAATGAATGATTCATAACGGTGACCTATATTATCACATAATGCAACCTCCATGATTTCACATTGGAATATATTGAGACCAGTTGTTTCAAAGTCCATATAGACAACGCGTTCTTTCTTTTGCTGACTTCTGAGACTCATACGAACTGTATTGTACATATTGTTTCGTTACTGTAGTTAGAATTTATATCGTGAAAATATAGATGATAGCGAGAATGCTGGTATAGGTAATACTGGAATATGTTGATGGAACTGTTCGAGTGAATGCATATCAAAATTTAGTAAAAACGAAAAACACAATAATGTCCCAATGGTGAATTCAATAGGCATTGTATAGACATAGAGTTGGATAATTTCATACAAGACAAATGCAAATGAGCCGAATAAGACGATGTAAAATGCGAGTTTCTTAATCAGAGGTTCTACATCGACTTGAATGCGTAAATATTTCGGTGTTGCATTTGATGTGTTGTTGTGGTGGGTATATTCGTGTTCGCTTTGACAACACGCATCGAATAATTGCTGGTTTTGATGTATGCATTCTTCAATATGTTGTTCGATGCATGTATCGGAAACATCATTGGTGGTATGGTTTGAGATAGATGAGATAGCAGAGACACCTGGTGCATTGTTGTCGTTTTGAGTTGTGTCATCAGTATTAATATCTTCAGAAGATAATGATGATATAGATGGCGATATGTGGATTTGTGGTGATTCTAATGATTCGACGTTTGAGTTGCAACTGATAGCAAATGATGTCGATGAAATCATCGATGATGTATCGTATGTATCTGGATTTTCAGATATTTGTTCCATTTCTAGTTGGAGATATATTTGGAACATAGAATATCTTGTTATGAAATAGACGGAGACGATTCGCTTGTAAAATAAGTATGATGTTATTTTTACAAGAGAGTTGTAATTAAAACACTTAAGCTAAAGTAGCAGTAATCTTCCATAAACGTGGTTCGACAGTGACTGCTTGGACGTTTGATGCATCAATACCAACAATACCACTGAATAAGTTACCTAAGATTGAAGCAGTTGAACCAGATAAACCTGATGATGAATCAGTAACTAAGTTACCTTGCATTCTGACACGGAAGACGATCTTATCACCAGAAACGAATGGATATGAACGATAAGTAGTAGTATCTTCAATATCGAAACGTAAACCTGAAGCATCAGCATTGATAAGTTGTTCGATCATTGAGTGACGATAGTCTGCACTAGCAGCTAAAGCATCAACGAATTGTTGACCTAATTGGTCGTTACTTAAATCAGCCATAATAGCAGTATCGTTTTGGATTGGAGCTTGAGCTTGTGGGTGACCGAATAATAATGAAGCAACGTATTGAACGAAGTGTTCACCTAAGTGACCAGCAGTTGGAGCAACACTTGCGACATTACCTTTAGAGAATTGAGTATAGTCTAATAAGTTTTGAGTACCATAGACGTTTGCTAAGGTCATTGATGCGGAGTTAGTTAAAGTATCAATGTTAGCACCTAAAGCAGCAGTTTGGACGAATGAAATATCCATTGAACCTGATTCATTATCTTTATATAATAATGAGTTCTTGAAGTCGTTTAATGATAAACCACAAGTTAAGTTGAAACTTGCGTCTGGTTCAGCAACTTGTTCACCGAAGATGACAATTGATTGAGCTGATAAATCTAAGATAATTGGTAATGAGATTGTTGTTGGAGCAGGAGTAGCCATGGTCGTAAATAGTATCTATACTTTATAACAAGAATAAATATTGGAATTCGATTATTTAAAAAAGATAATTTGAAAATAGGCGTGGTATTTAATTATCTATGAATATGGATTCTGTGCATATAATAATAATCCGCAGTATGCGATATGAATAAAGTATTATACAATCAGAAAACTCTTGTAAATCAGAACGGCGGTCAATATCGGTTCAAACCTGTATCATATACGCGTAGGTACTGTATATGTGACCCTAATGACATTCCCGGACCTGGAAGTGGTGGTTCGGTTATAGGCTCTAGTGGCGAAAATCTGATTGATGAATACATCAACGATGTTATCGATAAGTTTGTTTATCCTTATCAATTGAACGACGTTACTACGGCAGAACAAAACTTTAATAATGGTTCATATGACGCATTACTAATAGCCCTCAATCCATATTATAACGATAGTGTATGTGCCGAACTTGCATTACGTGCAATGGCTGTGGTACAGCGTGGTGTCTTACAACAAGCTGAAATAGCTGCTCTGGAGGCCACTGTCGCTGCGTTACAAGACCAATTGAATACATTATATGCACCTCGTCTCTCTTCTGAAATTACAACGGAATTATCCGCAGATGTATCCCTGGATATCCGTTACCTGCTTTATATTCAAGAATATGGTCCGCCTAAAGATGGTATTTTCGATCCGGTCTTGTTGTCGAACTGTATGGTTCAATAAAAATGCACAGAAGTTGTCTATATACCGAATATCTTGCGTATATTCTAGAAATTAAATGTGGCGTAATAATAATAAAAGAATGGTTCCTTCGAGTCAAAACCCTTATTATTTACACTCTTTATACTCTAGTTCTCAGTCGAATGCTCAGACGCTTGAAGAACAATATAAGAAAAATCCAAACCAAAATCTAATATTGCAACAACAATTACAACAACTACAACAATTACAACAACAGCAACAACAGCAACAACAATCGGCAGGCGGTAGTTCAAGTTCTCAATCAGCATCGACTGGTTCATCTACATCAGGTTCTTCCAGTTCTTCAAATCAAGGTTCTTCTAATTCGCACCCGATGATGTCTGCTCAATATCCAATGGGTTATCCTCCACAATACCCATCGATGGTTCCGCCACAACACCCTATGTTTTCGGCGTATCCTGCATACTATCAAGGACAACCTAGTCACCCATTTCAAGCACAACCGATGCCAGGTCAATCCAGTTCCTCGTATATGAATGGTATGTATCCACCATATCCCTATCCTGGAATGCACTCTTCATCGGCAACCGCACAGTCTCAATCTAGCCAATCCGCATCATTAACTACCCCATCGACATCTGTATCGCCAACTACGTCAAGTTTGAACCAAGCTTCTACATCTGAATCCGCATCTTCTACACCTGCGATAACTTTACAAGTAACACCGTCGGCCCAGTCATCGCAATCCAAACAAGTATCACTACCTTCCGCATCGGTATCGACCGCTTCAAACACCTCTTCTAGCTCAGAAACCGCTCAAATTCTTACACAAAATCAACATATTCGTCACCCAAATCCAGTTGAAGTGCAACCAACTACCGCATCACAAGGGGCATTATATCCTATCAAACGTCGTATCCAGAAGCGAATTATCTGTTTCGATTCGCGATTCCGCGACAACTATATGGAAACATCTTCGTCGGATTTCATATACACACTACCTTATCCGATTAAAAACGTCTTGTCGGTCCGCCTCAACTCATTAGAATTGCCGAACTCGTGGTATTCCTATTGTGAAGCGAAAAAGACACACATATTTCAAATGATTGATGTATCGAACGTATCGCGATATATAACCTATCCAGACGGTAACTACCAAGCGATGGACTTCGACGCAGCGTCCAAGACCCTTCTTACCGATGCCTTTGGTGCAAACCGTTTCGAATTACTTGTCAGCTTAACATCGGGAAAAACAATGATACGCGATTTATGCGGTAATCCATTCCAACTTAAGTTCAATACAGGTAATGTAAATAGTGATATACGAAAGAACCTGGGTTGGTATATGGGATTCCGTAAGGCCAGTTATTCCGGTGAAAGTATATATGAAAGTGAAGGTGTATATAATGCAGGTGGTAACGACTACATATATTTCGTATTGAATGACTTTAACCACTCAGAGGCTCCATCGGTGGTTGCAATGATGGACAATACCGTTCTAGACGATAATATACTGGCCAAGATACCTATATCCAACGATAAATTCCAGATTTTGTTCGATAGTCCTGGTAACGGTGTTACGAAACAACGTGAATATATGGGTTCTGTTACATTATCGCGTCTCCATTTCAAGATACTCAATGAATTCGGTGACCGTATCGACTTTAATAAGATGGATTACTCGTTTTCACTTGAACTAGAAATCGCGTTTGAATAAATGAAAATTTGATTCGAATATATAGATACAACTGTAGTAATTATATATTCGCATTTACTATCAATCTACCGCAACAACCACAGAAATGTCAATCGCAACTGCATCGTCATCTACTAAGGTAGTATCCAAGACAGTATCCAAGACAGTATCCAAGTCAATACAGACCAATTTACAAAAATATATACCGCAATGTGACAAACAAAACCACGTGATACTGCGATTCGGCCATATTGTTTCGTCAAATTATGGTTCGCTTTGTCAATTACCTATTGAATCGGAAGTTCTAAAGAGTGTCCAAACGGTATTACAAGGTTCATCGTCCAAGTACAAGAAGACGACGGTAACAGGCTATCGTGTATTTCATAATGGAGTATATTATGAAATCAACCGTAAATCGGGAACTACGACTAAAATACATCGTGCTGATATGTTCCATTGTGAATCAGGAAATATATTGATGAACTATTTACATATCGAAGAGGACTGCGGAATTGTTCCGTGTATTGACGAACCGGATATGGAAGAAGAATACGAACAGACGATTTATACATCGAATGAGGCCGGTATGAATGATGTGGATTGGGTTGTCGAATATTATCCAAATGTCCGAATTACATCGTTCTATTGTATTATACGGAAACCGATTCAACCATTGAAACTATGGAAGAATATTGAAAGTCTCGGCCTTTTATAAAGCATCGTATTGGGTCATTAGGTATTAGGCATTTATATTTTTTTTACACCACATAATGATAAACATAAAGATACACAACCTGACTTGATAGGTTCTTCACGAAGACCATTGTTACCTTGTTTTCCATCAGAATTTACTTTACGTGATACACTGATTAATAGTTCAATCATTTCGTCGATTTGGTCTCGAATGAGAACGTTGTATATGTCAAGTAGGTCCTTATTTCCTTGTAGGCATTTTTCAACTAATGAGCGTGTTACCGCGACCGCCAAGTCTTTCTTTTGCATTCCAGTAATAACGGTTTTTGTCTTCGATACTTGTTCGACCGATGCAACGACGAGTGTTAAGATACGAATGAGACGTGCATACAACGAATCGTTATCTCGTTCTTGTGATAAAATTACCTTTACTTCGCTATATAATGTTTCAACGAGGGACGATACCATTGTATATGATGTATTGATATGTAACATAGCGAGGTCAATTGACGGAGCCGGAATTGTATTTTTTACTTGTTTTTTTACAGATGATGTATTGGAAATAGTAATCGATGGTTGTGTATTTTCAGGAACCGAAATAGTGAGAGATGGGGATTCAACAGAGCTCATTGGATACGTTAGTATTTTATTATGGTTGCCTATATTTATTCGCAAATAAATCCGAATAAAATAAATTATAAAAATATTATATACTTCCTATCATTTAAAACCAATATTTTTAAAAAATGGATTTCCGATTTATAGTTATATCACTGTCGTATTTAGCTGTCGTATTGATGATACACTTGTATTTAAAAGATGCATTGATTCAAGAAAAATTTACTGTGAGAAATCCAGAAACATCGGACCGTATGTATGGTCGTCAAATGTCCCATACGCCTTTGGTAGTGAAGACTGAAAATACCTTTGACCGCGGTTCTATTGAAACTAGTTTATCGGCACATATCGATTCCGAAGAAAAGAATAAGGAAATCGAAGCATTTCAAACGATGAAACAAGCAAGTATTCAACAAAAGGAACAAGATGTCGGCGATGAATGGGCTCAATATTTCCAAAAGTTACAAACCGACGACTATGTATTCGAAGAAGTCCCTACAATGAATCAGCTCCAAAAACAACATTCGTCGCAATTGATTTCTGAATCCGAAATAATGAATCCAACTGGCGTAAAGCAAGAAATATCAGCATTTGATGAATTCGAATTATCACCTTATAAATCATTCCTTGAATTTAGCGGTAATGTCAATCCTTTAACTACATCGGCATAATTGCGTTTAATTTATCTGTGACGATTCAAAAAAAATATTGAGTTATTATATAGTCACTATGAACAGTTTATCAAATTCACGTCGCTCACGCTCACAATCAAAGAAACGTTCAATGAAACGTTCATCATTAAAGAAATCATTGAAAAAATCAATGAAAAAATCAATGAAGTCAAAGAAATCAATGAAATCACGTCGTTCTCGTAAATCATTACGTGGTGGTAACAGAGATGATATATAAGTTATACGATAAATAACCAATCAAATAATCAGTTGTGCTTTTGATTGGATATAGGAAGAATATTTTGTTGAATCATAATATACATTAGGAATCGTTATGAATAGTTTAAAGGTTCGTCGTTCAAGACGCTCACAATCAAAGAAACGTTCAATGAAACGTTCATTATCAAAAAAGTCAATGAAGAAATCATTGAAAAAATCAATGAAATCAAAACAACGTCGTTCTCGTAAATCATTACGTGGTGGCTACTATCCTGATAGAACTAGAAATGCATTGAATCGTGCATATCTATACGATGACGATGACGATGACAAAAACAATAACAATGACAATAACAATAACAATGACAATACATAATTATGTAATACTACTGATAGTATAAATTATATAACAGCTGTAATATACCCCATAAATAAAAAAAGTTGTTGGTGTTTTTTTTATTTATGCTTCATCATTTATAGTTTGATGATTGATGATTATATAATTGACGAGACTTCATTTATTTCTTCTTTGGAGCAGTGACAGTCTTCTTAACAACCTTCTTTGCTGGAGGAGGAGTTGGAGGACGTTCATCGTCGTCTTCTTCATCAGAGTCTGCGTCTAATACATCTTTTTGTGGTTCATTTTCGTCTTCATCTTCATCGCTGTCTTCAACTTGATTTGAAAACTTAGCTGGAGCTGGTTGTGCTTTTGGCTGTGCGACTTCGACATCTTTCAATGAACTTTGAACTGGTTGATTATCACCTTCATCATCGACGAATGCATATTCGCTAACACGAGCAGGACGGAATACACGAATATGTGTAACTTCCCATTGGTAACCACATTTACCACCTGCAAGAGTTATGGAATTTAAGCGTAATATTGGAATTGCTTCGGAACCTTTTGGAATAGAAGTTTCTAAGTCGGTCAATGATTCTTTGGTTTCGCCGTCAAATGCTTTAACCATAAACTTGTTTTCCCATTGACGAACTTTCGCCTTCATAGTTGGAGCATATTGAGTTAATTGTTCGCCAGTCTTTTTATCGACAGAGAAACGTAATGGGTCACGAACCATCATTTCCATAAATTCAGGTTTTGCCTTGTCCTTCTTGACACCTAACCATTCTTGAGAGTTAGCACAGGCACCTTGAACTAAACTATCCTTCATTGCAACCATTAATTCATAGAATTGACGCATCTTTGGATTGACTGCATTGCCGTCATCGTTTAATTCATAACCTGCAAGTGAAAAGTCCATAGAATACTTGATAACTGGACTGTTTTCATCTTGATATTTACCGAGACCGAATGGCATACGAACGCGAGGAAGTTGTAATAGGAATGGGAAATCGTTGCCATTGTATGATACACGAACACTTTTACCGCCATACTTGTTAATTTCGACTTTACCAAATTTAAATTTTGATGGATCAACTTCATTAACGAGATAAACGGTTTCGCGTGGTGCACCTGACATTCTCTTATTAGCAGTATTAGTATAGGATGACATCTTGAGATTTACGAGAGCGAGTAGAGCGAGTAATTGTATTTGTATGATTATGATATGCTTGAAATCTTTAAATCAATTTGCATCAAATTTAATGGAACTTTTGAGAACTCGAAATAGACCACTCGATGGATACCTCGATATAACACGTAAAATATACGCAGATAACCAGGGAAACATCCACCCGAGCATTGTATAGCATCATAAAATCATCATTGTGATTGTATGTTGATATGTAAATATGTAATTTGAATATGTCTATTATATGATTATCGATTTATTAAATCATTTATTGTGCTGCAACTGCAACGCTTGATGAAGTAGTCTTTAAGAAGTGTGGTGATAAGTAACGTTGTAAGTTGAAATAACCATAACCCATTTCTTTATCTTTTTGTTGTAATGGACCTAAGATTGCACCTAATTTTGAATCAGGAGCGAAGAAACGTTTATTGGTTTGGATTTGTAAGTTGTTCTTCTTGATGTAATCAGTAACTAACTTAGTAACATCAGTACGTGGTAAGCGAGTACCAGTAGGGCAACCTAAGAATGAACACATACTGTCTGAAATTAATGTTGGTGCTCTGATACCGCAAGGTTCGCGTGCTTCTTCACCTTCACGTTTTGCCTTTTTTGCTTGACTACGAGCATTTGCAACTGCTAATTCACGAGTTTCCTTAGCATATAATTTATTAGCCTTCTTTAATAAAGTGCTGATTTCACGTTGAGTGTTTGCAAAGTGTTCGTTTGCTGCAACTAATTGACCGATACGTTCTGCAACTGAGACATTTTCGTTGTGTGCATCTGATTCACTATTTGAATGTTCGTTTGCATGTGATTCAGTTTGTTGTACTGGTGCAGGAGTAGCAGTTTGTGCGACTTGTGCTGGTGCTGATTCGACTGCTTTCTTTGATGATGAACGTGATTTCTTTTCAGCTGGAGCATCTGCCTTTTGAGCTGGTGCTGATTCTGGTGCAGGAGTAGCAGTTTGTGCGACTTGTGCTGGTGCTGATTCGACTGCCTTCTTTGATGATGAACGTGATTTCTTTTCAACTGGTGAAGCAGTTGCAGTTGCTGTTGCTGTTTGTGCGACTTGTTCTGGTGCTGGAGTAGCAGTTTGTGCGGTTGCAGTAGTTGATTTTGCTGATTTCTTTGAAACCTTTTCAACTGGTGAAGCAGTTGCAGTTGCAGTTGCAGTTGCAGTTTGTGCGACTTGTTCTGGTGCAGTAGTAGTTTGTGCGGTTGCAGTAGTAGTTGATTTTGCTTTAGCCATTTTTGATTGTTTGTCGAGAGAGTATTGAATGCGATATCACTATGACTATTAGTTACTGGTTTATCTTTAAGTAATGTTTGTTGAGAAACGTAAAATGTTTTCTATAAGTTAGATAACAAAGTTGCGGAAAATTCTATATACAAAATTATATTCCAATTTGGTATTTTTATGCATTATCCATGTATATAAATCCCATTTATAACTGATATTCATATAAATGTGATTGTGTCGAACCAATGTTTTAATTCGAGAATGCTACACCAGCCATACCACTCATAATACGTAATAAGTTGTAATTAACTGCATAATAATGAACGATATTCGCATTTGCTCCTGTTTGGATTTCCAATACACCATTGTCAATACGAGAAAAGTTACACGTTCCACTTGGTTGATATTCTTCTGGTTTAATCGCGAAACTATATACGTAAAATCCACCTAACGGCTCAGACACAGAACCAGTTGTCGAAACACTCGCTTGTTGAAGATGAGAACCAGTATGGTGTTGATATGCCTGAACTAACCGGAAATAATTACCATCACGAGCCTGGAATCGGTCTTGACCATTCAATTGCATTTTAGCACGTGTAATCATATCTAACTTTTCGCCAGGTGTGCTCCAGAAATCAAATGGGTGACGACTCGGATTACTGTGATTTACCGCCCAGACGATTTCCTTTACAGGGTGATTTAATCGCAATTTAATTGTCGTTCCCGAATTACCTTGTAATGGAACATCGTTTGAATATTGCACTTGTTCGATTAAATATTCGTGCGATACTTGAGCAAACTTACGTCGTTCATCATTATCCAAATAAATATAATCTGCAAACACACGACATTCCGTCATATTTGCCGATGAATCAACAAATGTTCCACCCGATGCAGGACTTACGACCTTAAATGACGGTTTCATTTTGATATTTAGCTTGACTTCGTGATATTGAAGAGCAATAATTGGTAATGCTTGACCGATATGACGACAAAACCAAAAGTGTAATGGTACATATACTTTCGTATGTCCTTGTGAATTCACGTGTGTTCCACTAATCATACGATTTAGTTTCGTCCATTCTGCGTGTGTATGTGATAATTGCGACCATAATTCCATCCATTCACCATATTGACGGTCGATGACTTGTCCGCCGATTTCAACTTCGACATAGTCGATTACTTGATGTCCCATACGCCAAGCATTTGCGTTTCTTAAATCTTGGTCGAATGTCATTTCAATATATATCTTATGTATCAAGTCGCCATTACGTCCTAGGATACACGAAAATGTCTTACCGAGACCGATATTACCATTACACGTTTGTTCAACGGATTCCATCGCAAAATTTGTATGACGCTTATATGCTAATTTGAAAAAAGTGATTTGCGGATTACCCGTCAAATAGGAATCTTGTGCCCCATAGGCGACGAGTTGCATTAAACCACCTGCCATTTTTATATTTAATACGGATACGGATATCTATTGACTTATATTGTAGTCAGAGTTTATTTTTGTCATTCGACCTTACTTACGACCTTGTTACCGCAAACTAATTGATACATAGGAATTACCGACTATGTAAGAATTAACAAAATAGACAAACTATAAGAATAAATAAGATTCCGCTATATACCCCACATGTTTATATCCCAATTTTCTTAACTTTTCTGTTGCGAGTTTTGCTCGATGTCCCGTATTACAATAGACGAGTATCGATGAATTTTTGTCAGGTATTTCTTTTTCAATACGTTCGTCGAGTTTGAAACTTGGTATATGGACTGAACCAGGGTAGTAACCGAGAGTCTTACGTTCGATATCGGTTCTGACATCTAGATATACGTCGTATTTTGTATTTCGAGCAACATCGATATCGACTCGATATGGACTTTCTAAATAATAACGATTAGTCGAATATAATATCATTATTAACACAATAATAAATAGTATCCACGCGATAGCTATCCAAGTTTCTGGTTTAAAACAACCACCTCTGAATCCTTGTTTCATTTATCAATCTACGAATCGACCGTATGACATATTATAATATCTAGAAAATTAAAACTATCGTCAGAGCAATACGACGGACGAATTTAGTGTCAATCGAATACGTCGTGTATGTGGTATGTAGAACATCAGACGCATCGTTAGAAATCTATTGTATAGTATCGTTTATAAAATAGATTTAGTTGTAAAGCAGATTAGAAAATATAGCAATTGTAAATGAGTATATTGCATAACAGACTTAGTTACTGTATGCTAAACCACCCATACCTGACATAATACGTAAGACGTTGTAATTGACAGCATAGACTTTTAATAAAGCAGCAGAAATTGAAGTACTGAATGATAAGTTTAAGACAGCATTGTCAATACGTGAGAAGTTACAAGTTCCTGATGGTTGATGTTCTTCTGGTTTCAAACCGAATGAATAGACGTGGGTTGCTTCTAAAGCAGCACCACCAGTTAATGTGTGACCTGCACCAGAGTGGTGTTCGTAACGTTGAACTTGAGTGAAGTAGTCACCAGTACGTCTCTTGAAACGATCTTGACCGTTTAATTGTAATAATGCATCTTTACATTGTTCATAACCAGTTAAACCTGAACCAGTTTGGACTAACCATACTAATTCTTTGACTGGGTGGTTGAAACGTAATTCGTGTTGAGCACTAGTTCCTGAGACTGATAATTCGTTTGAGAATTGAACTTGTTCGATTAAGTATTCGTGTGAAACTTGAGCGAAACGACGACGTTCATCAGTATCTAAGAAAACATAGTCACACCAGACTGAACATGAGTTGATACCATCAATACCAGTAACTGATGATTTCATTTGAACGTTTAATTTGACTTCGTGGTATTGTAAAGCAATTAATGGTAATGCTAAACCTGGGTTACGACAGAACCAGAATTGTAATGGGACCATTAATTTAACGCTATTTTGTGATGAATCTGATGATAACATAGCATCTAACATTAATGATTGGTCGTATGAGTGAGTTAAATCACACCATACAGCCATCCATTCACCGTATTGTTTATCAACAACTTGACCTCCGATTTCAACTTCAACGTAGTCAATTAATTTGAAACCTAAGTATTCACCTAAAGTAGCATTATTTGAACCATTTGCATTAGCATCAATGTGTAAATAAACACGATGTAATAAATCACCGTTACGAGCAATGGTACAAGTGAATTTACGACCTAAGTCTGATGAACCGTTGAAGGTTTGTTCAATAGCTTCAACAGCAAAGTTGGTATGACGACGATAAACAACTTTGAAGAAGGTAATTTGTGGATTACCAGTTAAATAGATATCTTGTGCACCGTATGCGACTAATTGCATTAAACCACCACCCATTGTAAAGAAATTTGAATTGTAAGTATATTATAGCAAAAGAAAATAATTTTGCAAAAAAACGACGCACCCCTATTCCACACATTTCAATGTTTTTGGGTCCATTGATATTAATAGGATACTATTAAAATCGATGTAATATTTTCCATGAGGTTTGTGACCTAAAATTAAAATTTATGAAACCGGCAGATACTCGTCGCGGAGTGAGTGCCGTTTAGTTATATAACATACTGATATATCCATCTTTGATACGTAATATATTGTGACGGACGACATACACACTACATATTGCACGAAAACCACTCGTTACATCCGGTAAATCATTTGATTCAATCGTCATTGCGGTATGATTGAATTTAACCGTCGATACGAACCCACTTTCTTTTGGAATACGTGGGTCTAATGCAAACGAATAGGTGTAAATCGGCATTGGATTATCAACATTCGCATTGCGACTTGGAACGAACATTGGATAATTGGTGACTTGAGGGTCATATAGTTGCATTGTACTGTCACAGTTGAAATGTTCGAAACGTTGAACCCAATTGAAATAATCACCATCGGCTTCAATTAACGTATTACCGTTCATCATGATTTCCACTTGTTTCACACCATCAATCATCTGGCGATATCCCACTCCACCACTCGTTCCTTCTTCATATAATTGGACATTCCATAATAGATATTCAATGAAATTCGTTGGAGAAATATCGACACGATGTTTATGATTTGGATTCATTTCGAAACTGTCTATACGTTCCACTTGTTTAATCGTGTATTCTGCAGGTAACACCTTGAATTGTTCCTTTTCTTCTTCAGTCACATATGCATATTGAATCATCATATCCACATCATGGATTTTACGTGATTGATTTGGTCCGGAAAAGTCTTTTAATGTGATTTTTAATGTTAAATTGGTATCTTTCAATGCCCATAATGGGATTGCATGAATTGGCGACTTGTGAAACCAGAATGGTAGAGGCATATATAAATAGGTATGTGGTGCCACACTCGATACATCAAGGTTAATATATTCACGTGTTGCATTGTCATACGATATCATGTTTGCAAGTGCTAACTTTTCACTAACATTCTTGTATAGGTCCATGTAACACAAAATATAGTCACTCGTTAATTCCGATAACCGGTGGTCGTTGTACATTAATTCCACTTTATCAACAATATCAAATACGGTCATCGGCGAAAACATACATTCCGATAAATCACTTCCTGTACCGACATACCAACGTTCATCCGTCACCACTTTAAAACGTAAATAGATTTCGTTCAATAAGTCGCCGTTCAATGGAATGCGCATCGAGATTGTCTGACCATCGCGAACGATGCCGTCTTCATTCTTTTCATTGTAATTAATCGATTGCCAGTCGAGACCAAGTTGTGTATGCGTACGG